GTTTGAGAAACATTTATAGTACCTGCAGTTGGATGATCGGCAACATATGCTTCAGCACCACTACTCATCCCTCTAACTTTAGATCCAACTGGAGCTAAAGTATTTTGCTGATAAGTTAATCCACCAGCACCATTGCCAATTTCTAATGCTGTATATGTTTGGAGATCATACATGTATAGATCCCATTCAGTAGTTGCATCCTTATAAGTATCATCTGAAGGAGAAAAAGAATAAACACGAGCTTCGCCAACTTTAGTTCCAGCACCAGCAGTTGGAACACCAGTTCCCTTTCTTTGACTGAAAAGATCTACGTTATTAGCAAGTTTACTACCAGTTGATGAGTTTCCAAGGTTTACAAGAGGAGTTCCATGTGGATTATTAATCCTTAAAAGACTTCCCATCTTGAAAGATATTGAAGAAGATTTTATGGACTTAGTATCTCTTGGTTTTTCTACATCTAAAACAGTAGTTCCAGTTAAAGGAACATCAAATCCTCTAACATATGCTGTACCTGAAGATAACTTTATACATGCTAAATCCTCGTTAGGTGTATTAAGTTCATCTGTTTTCTCACCCTCTACAAATAAACCATTAGATCCTATTTCATCATTCAATGAATTTTGAACATTAACGGTAAATGGTTTTATAGCATAGTTACCAGATTCATCATATGTTCTCTTAGCAAGATATTTTCTTATCTCAGAATAAAGAGTACTATTCTGTATTTTCTTGACTTCACCTTTTTTTACTTTAACTAATTCTACAAAATTAGTATCATCAAAGTCATCAAGTGCTTTTTTCGCTAATTTAACACTAATTTTAAATCTATCCGCACCTGGAGCAGCAAAATTAGTAAAACCTTTTGCATTATCATTTAAAGTAGAATCATCATTAGAAGATACAGTTTCTTCAATAATTTCAAATCCAACTCTATATGATGGTTTGTTTGTATATGGTTCTAATACTATTAGAGATTTTGTTACATCGACAAAAGTACCTCTTATAAAATATACACCATTATCAACACCAACTGCAGATCCAGTTTCTGTAGCATTTTCACTAACCAATGTTAGTATAGTATCACCAGAATTTAATGTTGTATTTCCATAAGTAACATTCTCATCAAGAACTAATATTTCTCCATTTGGAAAATGTTCACTTGAACCAACACTATCAGACTCTGTATACTTTACAAATATTGTAATATCATCAACACCTTCTGCTGGTGGTAAAACATAATTAACAATTTTACCAACAATTTGAGAGTTTTGACCTCTTACCTTTGTTCCACCATTAGCTATTAATGAATCAAGGTATATACTAACATCTATACCTAAATGATCATCATTTACCTTACATGAAAAATATGTACTATCATATGTGACAGATCCAGGTATAACCATAGATCCTTCTCTGAATATATGATTACCGAAAGATTCTATCTGATTCTGTAATATTGATTGGAGTCCTGTTAATTCTCTTGCTTGAACTGGATATCCAGGTTTAAACAAGACCTTATAATAGTTCTTCGCCTTATCAAAATCATCGTAATAAGGACTTATATTTAAATTAGTCTTTTGTGGCATTTTACTTTAGAATTCCAGGATGATTTTAACGTCTTCTTTTTGTCGAGTATTTCGAGCAATCAAAGGTCTATGGTCAATATAAACCAAATCCCCTGATCCTTTATTTATCTCTGGTTTGGATAACCCACTTGTGAAGGAGGTATTCAAATTAATTTGCTTAGATCCAGTTGGATTTGTGGTAATTCCAGTGTAATCACTGTTTATATAACCTTTAAATCCAGAGGACTTACCTTCAACTACAGGTCCAGTAGATGAAAATTCAAAAAAGCGACCTTCAGTTGAAATACCAATATAATCAGTTTGATCTCTACTACCTTTATAGTTTAATGATCTGTCAGTAAAGTATTTTAAAACTTTAGTTTCAGTATCAAAAGAAGCAACATATGCTCTCGCAACTCTGGTATCACCATTAGCAAGAATTAATTGCTGTTCAATAATTTCACCAACTTCAGGATTTCCCTGAACCTTCTTAGTAACATCATTACTATTTGGTTCATCATGAAATAACATTGCGTTTAATGATGAAAACTGACTTCCAGTAAATCCAGTAGAAACTGTACCACCACTACCACCAACAGTTGGATTTTTTACTATACCAACTACAGAAAATTTAGTGTCTGTTGGGAAATCTTTAGATGAATCATCAAATCTAGCATAAATTAAAACTTTATCTGTACCCAGTTCTGTGTAAATGTCATATCCATGACCTTTACTTGGAGGAACTATAGGAACTAACTTTGCAGAAGTACCAGAAGATGTATTGTTGATTGCTTGTAAATCAACTAATCCATAACTATACCCTTGTCCACCAGCACTAACTGTTACATCAGATATAACACCCTGATTAACACTTACTCTTGCCTTTGCTCCTGTACCATCTCCTACAATATCAACCTCTTGACCTGTTAATGTTTGGTATGAAGAACCACCATTATCGATGTATACATGCTTAATTTGGTTGTTATTAATAGAAGAATCACCATTCTCCCTGACTGCTCTTATTTGAGGATCAGTGCTTGTTGCCCAATTGTTTGGGACAGTAATATATTCTGTAGAATCAAACTTTATAATATCACTAGGAGAAACTGTATATAAGTATTTCCAAACATATCCATCACCAGATCCACCAGCCTTTGATGGTTCTAAATCAGTAAATGTTGGTTCGTCCTGAGAAACATTTCCCTTTTCATTATCTCCATTAGAACCATTATCAATACAAATATAAACTTTAAAATCAGCATTCATTACATAATACTGAGCATCATATAATCTACCAGCACTTTTCAGAGGACTTCGGTTATCACTAGCATAATCATCTCTGTATATTTCATATCTAGTACCTGCTGTCCAATCAACTCTCTTTATAACCCTACGAATATTAGCAGAAGTAATCTTCTTACCAAACATCATAGTATCTCCTGCATGAGCATTAGTAGAGAAACTATCAAGTGGTTGTGGTGGATTGGTATTCCAATTTGCGGATCTACCATAACCAACAACAGTTGATTCTGTTAATTGTGTTGGGTTAGGCAAACCAATAAAAACGTAGTAATTATTATTATCAATAGAATCTACGAAATTACTAGCATTTAATATCCTAAATTGGTCGGTGACAATTGCTGGCATTATCTTGTCTTAATTACACTTTTTTTCTTTATTTATAGACATAATCAAACTTGTAATCTAATAGCACCAGTATTCCTCAATCCTTTGAGGGATCCGAGAGAATAATTTCTTCTTTGAAGAACTGGGAATGTAGATAATCCAGAATCAATAGTTAGTCCAGTTACACCAATTGAAATTGGATTTGCTGCTCTAACTGTATCTGCTCCATATAATCTTCCCCATGAAATTGTTCCTAGAGAAGTTGTTATACCAATGTCAGTTTGGTTATACTGTCCAGTAGATGCCATACCAACCGTATTGGTTGTACTTAGTATATTACAGGTAATTTCACCTGTCTTATCCGCAGTAGTAATAGCATGGACCTTGTATATATTATCTAAGAACTGAGTACCAATACCAATGAGTGAAGTATCATGACTGTCAATGGATGTAACACCATCACCAATCTTAGTATCTTTAATAGCAATTGGATATCCAACTCTTAAATCACCTGCCTGATTTCCATCAATAGTCTTAAAGAAGAATTTAACAGCAACAGGATTGTTATTTGTACCTGCAGAAGTTGAAATACCAGTGATTATTCCAGTAAATCCTTGAGCAAACTTAAATAACTCAATTTTTTCTGGTTTATATGTAGGACTTTCAATAATAACATTTGGAATTCCTCCCTGATATAATCCAGGATTAGTAATAGTTACTGATGTAACAGAACCATTTGTAATTGTCGTTGTTGCTGTAGCAGTTGTTCCAATACCAACTCCAATTATTGGTGGAGCCGATAATTTAATAGTAGGAGCAGTAGTATATCCTGAACCACCATCAGTGATAGTTATTGAAGTAACCTGTTCTTGAGGAATAGTGGTATAACCAGCACCAACATTAAGCATAGCAGTAACAGATGCTCCTGCTGGACTCTCTGCACCACTTGCTGGTAACATTAATGCGTCAACAGCATCAACTGTAATACCATATCTTTCAGAACTAGGAATGCGAAGTGGTCCTTCCTCATAGAAGAAGAATTCAGCATCATCTACAAATATTCCATCTTGTAATCCAATACCTACACCAGATGTTGTACTAACATCACCAATAATCTTTGCGGTTGGATATACACAAGGTTCAAGAGATTCTCTTGCTTTAGTTAC